GGTGTCCGAGCGGAGGAAGTAATCGAAGTTGGCGCGCACCTCGTGGCCGCGCGGAGTCACATCCGGCATGCTCAGCCGCTGCTCGATCGTGCGGAGCGTGGTGGCGAGCAGACTCAGGTCGAGAAGATCCTGGCGGTCCTGGGTGGCGTTCAAATATGTTCTGGAGGTGGTGCTCACGCCTACTTTTTCGGGGGAGACACCGAAGAGGCGGGCGATCTCCAGGGCGGCGCTCTCGCGGCCCTCGTTCAGCTGGAGCTCGGAGGCCGTCCAGGAGAGTCGCTCGAAGGTGAGCGAGCCGGGGACGTACCCGTACTCGCTGGACTTCCGAGCCTCGCTCCAGTCGGCCAGGAAGTCTGCGACCGCCTCAGAGTCGGCCGGGTCGGTGCCGTCCGAGGACCGGAAGTACCCGAGCGGCAGAGGGGCGCTCGCCATCCGGAAGGCGGCCTTCTCCAGGGCGATGGCGGTCTTGATCGCGCGGGCGCCGGAGACGAGCACCGGCTCCTCCGGCGACCAGAACAGCGTGCACAGCGAGGAGTCGACCTCGGTTCCGTTGACGAAGACCCTGCCCTGCTCGTCCTGGGTCCATGAGGAGAACGGCACGTGTCGGGCGGACAGCGGGAAGCCGCGCATGTTGGCGTCGAGGGTCAGCCAGAGCGACGAGCCGTCCAGGATCAGATCCTGGGCGGTCCGGGTCAGCGTGTGACTCACCGGGACGTTGGGGTCGGGCTGCGACAGGAACGAGGAGGCGACGGTCTCACGCTTCGAGTTCCGCTGGGCGAACGGCAGCGTGCCGATCGTGCCCGCGGTCAGTCGGAGCGCATTCACCAGAGCGGGGACGGTGAGCGCTTCCGCCCGGGTGATCGCGCCTTCCGAGGAGCCGATGCCCCACAGCCGCATGATCTCGGGCGGGATCGAAACGCTGAACTTGACCTGCTCGGCGACGTCGGACACGGCGACGGAAGGCTCTTCGTTATGCCTGCGGACGGGCCACACTGGCTTCAGCTTCCTTCCTTGCCGGCCGGATCATTTTCAAGCTGCGAGCTGGTGGAGCGGCGAGTGCTGCGTCCACGGCGAAGGCGGCTGCATAGAGCGCGTCCACGTGAGCGGAATTCCCGTTGGTGCGTTCGAAAATCCAGAGATCCCCGGATGCTTTTCTAGCAGCCTTATTCGCCTGCATGGTCAACAACCTGTCTCCAGTATGAATCAGCTTGCCTGCTATCGCAAGCTCCGCAAATCTCGCACAGGCCGCTGGAATATTGGCCCGAGAAATCTCCCGTGTGAAGCTGTGGCCGGAAATTACATCGCGCAGTACGGCGGCCGGTCCATTCGCCTGCCAGACCAGCGCCGAGGGATTGTTGCGGGTCAGGAAGTCGCGGATCTCGGGGGCTGCGGTCTGTGCGGCAGCGTCACCGCTCCAGCTCGCCAGCACCTGCACAGCTACCCGACCGTCGGTGCGCAGCTGGGCGGCGGCCAGCGAGGCGTGCTTGCCGTCGGGAGACACGTCCAGGGCCCACGCCATCGGGCGCGAGGGGTCCAGGGTGGAGCTCGCGTCGGCGCAGGCGCTCCAGACCGCGGAGTCGATGGCGACTCGCTCGGTGGCGACCCGGATGTTGAGGCGCTCGGTCTTGAACGCCGCCAGCGGCATGGACTGGAGTGAGGCGCTCAGGCTCTCGTCGACCATCAGGCCCGAGGACAGCGCGGGGTTCGCCTGACGCCACGTCTCCAGGTCGGCCGGGTCTGCGTTGGGGGCGGCCGACCACTCCACGATGCCCAGGCGCGTGGCCGGGTCGCTGACGGCGTCCACAGCCTGCTGGCGCAGCCGGTTCAGGAGCAGGCTGGAGTCGGTGCCGGCGTTGCTCGTTCCGAGGATGAGGGCGTCGGACTTCGCCGCGGTCGTCGGAGCCAGGGCGTCCCAGGCGTCCGTGGTTACCTCGCGGAGCTCGTCGATGATGAGCAGCGAGGCCGACTGGCCGCGGGCCGCCTTGGCGTTGGCCGCGCGGACGGTCCACTTCGCGCCGTCCTTCAAGCGGATCGTCTCGGCGCCGTTCTTGCGCTCGATTCGTTCGACGCGCTTGGCGAGGGCCGGCGTGGACTCGATGAGGTCGACGCCGGTCTTCCACACCTCCAGGGCGAGCACGAGGTTCTGCGCCGCGTTCAGCACGGTGCCCTGGCGAACGAAAATCTCCCAAAGACAAATCGAGGCCAGGAGGAAGGTCTTCCCATTTTGCCGCGGCAGGAGCAGCAGAGATTCCCTGTATCGCAGTCCGCCGTCAGCGCGCACTTCTAGGAGGCGCTCGGCCGCGTCGAGCTGCCAGGGCTGAAACTCCAGCCCGACGAGCTCAGCGAACCTTGCGACCTCGTTACCGCGAGACCGGATCGGGTCCGACAGCGGGGTGGTCACCACTCTGGGCGGCGGACTCTCGCCAAGCTGCGAGAACCTCCTCGAACTCGTCACGTGCCGTCCCCTCCTGGCGTCGATCCATCTCGTCCAGCTCGGCGGTGATCGAGCGGATCTCCTTGCTCAGCGTCGCGGCGTCGCGATCGGTCGCGCCGTCGATCCGGGACATCAGGTTCTCCCGAAGATCGACCAGACGCTTCTGAGCTTCGCCCTCCTGCGACATATTCCCTCGGTTCCTCGCGACTCGCGGGTAAAAGTTGAGGCGCCGCTCTCCTGGCGAGCGCGGAATGGGAAAAACCAGCCCGATCGCGGTGTCTCGACGTCTTGATCTCAGAATGAGCCACGAAGAATTCGCCCGCAAGCAACGACCACCTGCGCAGCATCAGGCCGAAGGCCGAGCCTTGGACCTCGCGACTCAGGCACCACGAGCGCCCTCTGCTACGGCAGCAGGCACGACTCGGCACAACGGCATCCCAACCATCGGAGCCCGCTGTGCCTCACTGCTGGCTCAGCTCCCCTCCGGCCTGTGGCCTGCTGTGCTCGCCGTGCTGCTGCGCATGGGAGGGCAGCAGGCCGAGAGGGTCGAGAGGGGTGAGCGGGGCGCGACGGGTGGGGGGAGGGAAGGGGGATGAGGGGTCCGAGCGGAGGCGTGGGGGTCAGAGTGCTCGGGGTTGTGACCCCCCTGATGCTCCATCCGGGGCACACACTCCAGAGTCGGCCCCACCGCAAGCCCTCGTCACCGACCATCGAGTATGGATGAATTGAGTGCTGACCACCTGTCGGAGCATGCCGAGCTGGACGAGCGCGATGAGTGGAATTACTCCGCGAGCTACGACGTCGCCCTGTGGGTCCATCTGGCGGCGCATCATGGAGTCCGCGTGAAGGACGTGAACAACGCTGGCCCGGTGCCTCTCCTCGCCCAGCACGACCACCTTCACCGGAGGCCGGCTACGCCTGCCCTGCTGGCACGCATCCAGGAGGAGATCCGGCAGCGAAGGTCGCGCTGACTGGTCTGGAAATCCTCGTACGACCCGGCGTCACCGCGTGAATCTCGGCGGCGTGCGGGCTCTAAGATATTTGAGATGTCCGAGCTTCTTCTTCCGAACCTCTTGCCCGGACGACCGGCTCGGGGGGTTCAGCGCTTGCGCGTGACCGCAGGTTCGACGGCTGATCGCGCCCGGGGGGGCGCTGCCGTCCTGCGGCAAGCCGCCCCGACCGGATCTCCGGTCTTCTAGGTTCTTTGGCGCTTCGCTTAGAGCGTGACCCGGATAAATTCTCGGCGCAAGTCTCGTACTCCGAACGGGTGACGAACTAATTTAATCCCACCCGAATGGCCGAGCGATTCTTTTCCCGTCGCGCGCTCCAGATCAGATCTGGTTGCGCGCGAAATCTTGGCGTGTGACTCTTCGAGGGAAGGCACACAACCTAGAAGGGATTACAGAAATGGCGCAAATCAAGAAGCTCACCGCCGAGATGGTTGCGGAGATCCGCATCCGACGGGCCGCCGGCGAAAACATCAACGTGCTCGCCGCCCACTTCGGCGTTCACAAGGCGACTATCTCGCGGGTGGCGCGAGGCGAAATCTACAATTCCGTCGCCACACCGACCGTCCCGCGCAGCACCGGCGGCAAGAACCCGCAGTGGATCGTCGGAGACGCGAAGTGACCGCCGACGGCGACCTGTACGAGCTGCTGCGTCGGATCGACGACAAGCTGGATCGCCTCCTGGTCCGTGACGGCAAGGCCAAGCCGGCTCCACGGCCCGTTGCTGCTGGCGCCGGCTCGAAGTGGGGGCATGACGAGGACGAGGCCCTCCGGCACCAGTACGCCGCCGGAGACACCGTCGAGCAGATGGCGACGGCGCACGGTCGCAGCCCGGGTGCCATCCGGAGCCGACTTCAGAAGATCGGATTTGAGACCGATGTCGACCGCGAATTCGTCGGCGGAGACCTCTCACTGCGGACGTCGTCGTGAGCCCGGATCTGCGCGTGGTCGCTGAGCTCATCCACGAGATCGACCACGCGCTCGACCGCATCGAAGCCGCGATGGACCGGGCCCTCGGCCCAGACACCGATGGGAGGCAGTCGTGACCACGCTGAAGGAGCTGCTGGCCGAGCCCACGCCCCTCGTGAGCGCGCGGCCGTTCACGGCGGAGGAGTTGACCGACCTCATCACCGATGCAGGGTCGGGTCGGAGGCTGTACGAGAAGCACGGTCGGCTCTTCATCGCGCAGCCGGCCCCGCCCCCCGTCGATCGCCCGGGGGCACCCGAGCGGACGCCGGGGGATTGCCTGATCTGGGTCGGGGGCACCTTCGCCGAGGGGTACGGCGCGACTTGGCATGATGGCCGTAGCCGACGATCGCACGCGCTCGTGGTCGAGTTGCTCCAAGCCCGTCAGTGGTCGGCGGGCGCCGACCGCCAGATCGGCTCCGACACTCGGCACGTGTGCGAAGTCCGGCTGTGCGCCCAGCCGTCACACCTCCGTATGGGGAGCCGGGCTGAGAATGTCCGCGAAGGCGCAAGCCGCCGGTGGCCTGACGAAGCCCTGGCGCTAGCCGCAGATGTCGCATGTCGTACGTGCGATGGTCCGACGACGCCGTGCCCGTCGTGGCTCGCCGGATATGCGTACTGGGCGCACAACTGCCCGCCCTGCGTCGCGGCCTATTTTCGGGTGTACCGGGCGAAGAAGGGCGGGGCCGTGCTCGGTGTGGTTCCGACCGGCAGGACCTACGTCCGCATGCCCGCCGACGTCGAGGCACAGGTACTCGCGCTTCGGTGACTCAGCGCTGTTCCACCCGCATGCCACGGGCCGCATCAGATCGACCACTGGTGCGGCCCATCGGCATGATCGTCACCACAGCGACCGCACGCAGGATCTCCCGACGCTGAATCAGATCCGCCGTCGCCCAGCTCCTGTTCGCATGGATGAGCTGCCCCAGCTCGCTGCGAGCCAGCGCGGCGGCCTCCAGGCGTGCCGTCAGCACCCGCTCCTGAGCTTGTAGTCCCCGGAGGTCCGGCGCGGCGTCGTCCGCGCTGAGAAGCCCCTGAGCCACCAGTGACGCCAGGCCCCGCCGGCGCGCACCGATCTCGTCCAGAGCTGCCCGTGCCTCGCTGTCGTCCACGACCGCGGTAGACCGCGCCCGGTGCCGCGCGATCATGTCGGGGATGACGTCGTCCAGGCGAGCGTCGAGCGGCGCGACCCGGCGAGCCAGCCGGCATGCCTTGCACCGAATCAGAGTCGGCCCCGCCGACTTCATCGTGGTCCCGTCTTCGCAGCGTCCGCACAGGGCGATGCCGCTGAGCAGCGTGGACGGCGCCTGGCCCTGATGACTCAGCCGGCGCGGGTCCGCGAGCACCTGCGCCAGCCTGCGGCCTGTCTCCCGGTCGAGGATGGCCGGCCAGGCGTCCGGCGTGACCACCGTGCCGTCTTTCCGGGCAAGGTCGCCGTACGTGCCGGGCCGAACGAGCGCGGCCCGTATGCGCTGGACATCGACTTCGAGCCGGCGCGAGATCTCGCGCATGGCGACGCCTTCCAGCGTAAGCCGCGCGGCCTCCCGGATGACCTCCGCCTCGGCCGGCACGAGCTGGACCCGGCCGTCCACCCGGTCCAGGCCGAGCGGGCGCCGCGCCCACAGCGGCTTGCCGGCGGCCTCGCGCTGACGGTTGGCGAGGCGGTGGCGCTCCGACCGCACCTCACCCTCCATCGCAGCCATCGCCACCAGCACGCGGGCGGTGACCCGTCCCTCTGCGGTGTCGAGGCGGATCTTGCCTCCCAGCGACAGCACGGTGACGTTCTCTGCCGCGACGATCAGGCGCTCCAGATCGAGGGGTCGACGCACCAAGCGGTCAACCCGAACGATCCATAGGAAGTCGCCGGGGGTCAGCAGCGTCAGCAGGCGCTCGAACTCGGGCCGGCGCTTGCCGCTCGCGGCGGAGGCGTCGTTGTCGACCAACCAAGAGTCGATTTCAGCGCCGGCGTCAAGGATGGCCTTCCGCTGCCGATCAACCGCGAGGCGGTCCCCGGTCGGGTCGAGAGACTGCCGCAGGTATGCGTAGGTGGTCACCCACCGACAGTGACAGCTCGGGGAGCCCTTGTCTGTATCATTGACCCGATCGACGCAAGGTCTTCGTCAGGCTGACGCTGGCTCGCGCGTCTCCTCGTGCACCCACGAGACGTAGGCCGAGTTGCCGGCGGCGACCTCCAGGGCGATGACGCACGGCACGTCGTACGGGTGCTCAGCGTCCGCCAGGGCCACGATCTCGGGGACCAGGCTGGTCCGGGTGTGGAGCGCGACGCGGGCCTCTGGCTCGTCCTGTACGGCGCCGTCCCAGCGGTACAGCGACCGCACCTCGGTGACGTGCTGGCCGCAGGCCACGAGCCGTTCGTCCAGCAGCCGGCGAGTGAAGCCGGTGAGCTGCTCCATGCTCGGTCCGGTGATGACCACCTCGCAGATGCCCGTCATGCGTCCCCCGCTCTCAGCTCGTCCATCAGGCTGACCGCCTTCTCTCGCGTCCGGGCCATAGTCGACCAGCCGGAGATGATCGGCCCGTCGTGGCTCAGTCCGACCCACCGGCCGGTCATGTGTTGGCCGTGCTGGTGAACGACGAAGTACATCGTGCCCCGGCTGCGGATGGCGCCCTCGTTGGCCGTGTACCAGCCCATGAGGGCTTCGTTGTCGAACACCCTCAGATCGCCCTCCCACAGGTACCCGCCGTCGTCCACCGGCGTCCCACGGGTGACGGCGGTGATGCGCAGGGCATCGCTTCGGGCGGTGATCCGCGCTTCATGTGGGTTCACGACCTCAACGCCGTTGTGCCACGACTGCCAGCAGGCCCACCAGTCGCCGGTCACGTCGATGCGGTGGACGTCGAGCCCGGCGAGCTCGTCCAGCGATAGGCCGAGCGCGCGAGCGATGGCGGAGGCCGCCTGCAACGTCGGTTGCGCCTCGCCGGCTTCGTACCGGCGGATCTGGCGCTTGTCCAAGCCCACGGTCGCCGCGAGGTCGGCCTGCGACAGCGCCAGCTCCGTCCGACGACGGCGCAGGATCTCGGGCATCTCCACGGGACTCATTTCAGCGGACCGACGCGGCTCGGGGCAACGAGAGCGCCCATGCGGACACGCAGAGCGAAACCGTTGACACGGGGACGGATACGTCCCAAGGATGGGACACATCAGCCCTCCACGGAGGACGTGGACTGCCTCGCAGTCCCAGTCTTCCACCTCAGCCGGCACGGGGGCGTGCAGACGTCAGGTCGTGCGCGCTCGTGCCTTCCACTTCCCCGAGCCCGCGAACTCGGGGGAGAACAGCGTCCCGGCCGGGTGGCAATCTCCCCCGCCCCCCGCCACCCGGCTGGGACGCTCGGTCATAACCAGGCTGGCCGCTCCACCTCGGGCTCTTCCCCGGACAGCCGCTCCGTCCAGTGGCCGTCGGAGCAGGGCTTGCACTCGGCCTGGAGGAGCTCGATCCTGTTGAGGCCCGGCACGAGGTGGCCGGCGACGCTCGCGGTACCGATGCACACCGGGCTCTTGACCTGACAGACGCCGCCGTCCCGCGCCAAGACCACCAGCCGCATCCGGCGCCACTCGGCGGTCTGCCGGAAGTCGCGCCGCTGCTGGCTGCTCATGGAAGCTGCTCGCCCGGGTGCGCCTGGTCGAGGTACCGCTGGAGGTCGAACGAGTCCGAGCACGACGACAGGTGCAGCCGGACGGCGCCGCGCAGCCCCGCGAGCTCGATGTGCTGCTCGGCGACGTCGCGCCGCACGACCTCCAGCTCGGCGCGCAGCGGCTCGATCAGCGCGACCGTCGTCGCGACCGCCGTCGTCGCCAGGAGCGTCTGGCCGTCGATCGACAGCTTCCGACGGCCGAACAACCCGGTGATGAGCGCGGACGCGGCAACTCCACCGAGCACGACCCCGATCCCGGTGACGATCACTGCCAACAGCTCCACGTTCACCTGCCCCTCAGTCCTTCTCGACGGTGGCGATGGCCTCCGCCGCTGCTTCGATCCGACCTTCTCGCCGCGCGGCGAAGTAGTCGGTGGCCGCCGACTCAACGAGCGCCGAAATAGAGATGAGCACCAGATAGGCGAACAGCGCACGCTCCAGGGGCGGAGCGAACGCGGCGGCGACGGCGAACGGAGCCTGAACCGCCCAGAACGCCACGCGGAGGAGGTGTTTCCGCTGTCCTGTCTCGCTCATGCCTTGTTGACCGTGCCGATCTTCCACGACCCCGGAGCAGTCTCTGTGCCGAAGTAGCCGCACTGGAAGTAGGACCGCATCATGGAGATCTGCTGGGTGGTCATACCGTGGCTGATTGTCGCCCCGGTGGTGTAGGTGCCTGCGTAGGTCGCGGCGTACGAGAACGTCGCGACTCCGTTCGACTCGCTGATCCGCCAGTACTTGAACGTCGCCAGATCGAACCCGGGGATAAACGTCGAACTGCCGGCCACCCCGTTGAGGATGCGCCTGGCGTAGAACCCTCCGCCGGAATAGAACAGCTGAAGAAGATTCTGGTCGTTGTACCGCATCTGCCAGACGGCCTCAGTGGTGTAGTTGCCATCGACCGGCATCTCGTCAACGCGAATGGTGACGTGCGAGCTGTTTAGGTCGAAGACCGTGCCGGTGTACGCCGCCGAATACGTTGGCTTCGTGCAGTTCAGCTGGAGCTTGCCGCCGGTGATCGAGGAGTTCGGGCTGCCCTCGGGGACCGTGCCCACCTTCGTCGCGACCTGGAACCCGTTGGCGATCGAGAAGTCCATCACCGTGTTCGCGGCTGGCACGCGGGAGCGCAGGAGCGAGGCCCGGATCGGCTCGAACGCGAAGGACCTGATCTTCACGATGACCGGGTTGGCGTCGGCCGGCGGCTGCCCACCGATGAGCCACAGGTTCATCCGGATGGTCTCGTTGTCCGGCACCGGGACGGCGTCGTTCACCAGGTTCTCGCCGATGAGGTTCCCGAGCGAGTCCGTCACCCGGAAGTAGACCTGGCCCTTCTGCCACGTGAACGAGCAGGTGTAGGGGATGTTGGCGTTGACCGCGTGGTCGCTGATCCGCTGCTCGAAATAGTTGATGGCCGGCGAGCCGCCGGACGTCGTGCCCGCGGGCGTCTGGATCGGCTGCACGGAGAACCAGCTGCGGGAGGGCTCAGGCGCGAAGTTCCACTTCGAGAACTCGATGTCGATCTCGCGCCAGTGCGCGGTGCCGTCGTCGGTGTCGTCGTAGGTGAACAGGCCCAGCACGGGCTGGATCTGCCAGCTCGTCGGGTCGGTGTCGACGACCCAGGTGTACTTCCCGTACCCCAGGTGCGGACCCTCCAGCTCGACGCAGCGCCAGAGGCCGCCCTCCTGGCTGATCTTCAGATTCATGTAGCCGCTGCCGTCCACGAACGCGGTGGCGGCCGAGTCGCTCCAGGCGTTCGGGCCGGGCCCGTGCGTGTCCTGGGTCTCGCGGACGTCCCAGGTGTACCCCGACCAGCTGAGCGTCTTCTTGACCCCCGCGCTGCTCGGCTGGCGGGTCGTCACAGACATCGTGCCCGAGACCAGGTCGAAGCTCACCGACGAAACCAAGAACAGGTCATTCAGCTCGGCGGACTTGATACGCACCGTCTCACCGGGGCGCAGCCACAGCGCCGAGATGGCCTCCACCGAGACCTTCTTGCTCCGCGACATGAAGCGCTGGAGCAGGCTTCGGGCCGAAGCCGAGCAGGCGCTCCCTCCGCTGGGCACGTTCCGGTTCTCGGTGTACGTCCGGATGCCGGCCGGCCCCTGCACGCGGAACGGCCCGGAGGACTGCTGCGCGAAGCCGAACACCGTCTGCTGGACGTCGTCCTCGTCCGTCCACTGGTACTTCAGCTGCACCTTGTTCGCCCAGTCGTCACGAGACTGGCCGACCTCGCTAGTGATCAGCGTCCCGTTGACGCCGTCCTCCAGGAGGAGGTCTTCGGTGACCGCGAGCAGCGGCCGGTCCTGCACGTAGAACGTGCGCAGGCCGGCGTCGAAGACCTCGGTGCCCATGCGGTCCGACAGGTCGGAGATCGTGCCCCAGCGGTCGCTGATCGCCTCCAGTACCAGGGCCTCCTGGCCCTGAGTGGTGGTCACCGTGACCGTCGCGTTGCCGGTGACCTCCTTGATCAGCTTGCTGATCGCGGAGGGCAGCGACGACTGGATCGTGGACTTTTGCGCGCCCGGGGCGGCGTCGATCACCAGCGCCTCGTCGCTCGCCGCTCGCAGCGTCATCGTGTTGTCCGGGCGGGAGACGCTCCGATCGCGCAGGCCGAGGTTGGCGATGTTGTGCGACTCGCTGAAGGCGCCGGCCGCGTAGCCGGCGTCGATCTCGATCCGGATACCCAGGCGCGGGTCCAGGAGATTGATGGTGGCCGAGTCGGGGACGGCGACCGTGATCTCGGCCTGCACCCGCGGCGCCCGGTTCTCGTCCCAGCTGATCGAGGCGCTGATGACGTCCAGCGTGATCGGCGCCGTCCATGTGCTGTAGTTCGCCCGGACGGCGACCGTCTGCTGGTGGGAGCTCTTGACGATCTCCACGACCTGCGGCGAGAACGGATTCGTGCCGGTCATGCCTTCACCTCGATGTAGCCGATGGTCACGATCCACTTGTTCGTGTCGGTCAGGTACTCCAGGCTCGTGCCAGTTGGCGCGAAGCGGACGCTGGTCGCGGCGTAGCTGACGGTCGACGGGACCTGGAGCAGCATCACCTCACCGGCCGCGCACATGCTCTCGATCGACCGCGCGATGGTCAGGGTGTCGCACCCGATCTTGATGGAGCCGGTCCGCGTGCCCATCGCCTTCAGCGTGACGATCGGGTCCGAGCGTCCGAGGATCTTGTGCACGGTGCTCGCCGCATCACGTGCGCCGTCGTACTGGGCCAGCAGCTTGCTGACCACCACCCGCAGGCTGCCCGAGTTCGTGCCGAGCCGGATGCTGTCGCAGGCAACGGTCGTCGCGGCCCCCACCGTGGCGAAGCCGTCGAAGACGGAGTAGCTGACCGCGCCCGGTGTCGGGTAGTCGGTGAACGAGGCCGCACCGGCCGTCACCGTGGGGAAGATCAGCGAGCTCGCGCCGGCGGCGTCCGTGCGCGTGATGGTCTTCGAGGCGCCGGTGACCGTGGTGACCAGCACGCTGTCGAAGAGGGTGGAACCGGTGCTCGACGTCGCCGAGTTGGCGATCCGCAGGACGTGTGAAGTGGCGGTCGCCGTGAACTGGAAGCTGATCGTCTGGATCGCGTCCTTCGTGGTCGACGCCGTACCGGAACTCCCGATGCCCTGGACGGTGAGCTGCACGTGTGGCGACGCGGTCGCCGGGTTCACGACGGCCGACGCGGCGTAGACGCTGCCCACCTGGAGGCCGGTCAGAGTCACCTGCGCACCAGTGACTCCGGCGGCCTGACCGGTCGCGAAGTTGAGGCTGAACTTCCAGCTCCCAGCCGCGTCCAAGCCGCCCGCCACGCGGGTCACCGTGGTCGAGCCGCCGAACGCGGTCCAGCCCTCGGTGCCGGTCTCGGCGCCGCTGTTGAGGATCGTGCCGCCGGCCTGCGGGATCTGCGCGAGCACGACGGCCACGCTGCCGAGAGTGTTGTTCGGGGTGACGTTGATGGTGGTCACGGCACGTACCTCGCGGTGTCTCGGGCGGCGGTCTTCAGCGCGCTGGTGATGGAGCTGCCGGAAGCCGCCACGGCGCGGGCTACGTCCAGCTGGGCCGCGAGCTCCTGCTCGTGCTGAGCTGCCTGCTGGCTGGCCTGGTTGCTGAGGATCGAGAGGATCTGGTCGAGCGTGTCGCTGTCCGACGAGGCACCGCCGGCGGCGTTCAGTTCCACCCGGGCCGAGATGCTGCCGGAGAGCGCATCAGAGACCGAGGGCGCGCCGGCGACGATTCCAGAGGCCAACATCCCCATGAGGAGCTTGCCAGGCTTGCCGCCATTCCAGGGCAAAAGGGGCCCGGATTTGATGGGTGAGCCCGGCAGCATGCCCTTGATGACGCTCAGGCCCTCGCGGACCTTGTCGACCACGGCGCCGATTCGATCCCCGATGCCGTTCGCCAGCCCCTGAATGAGCCGCGCGCCCGCGTTGTAAAGAGTGCTCGGGCCGAACAGCGACAGGATGGTTGAGAGCGCACCGGAGAAGAAGCCGGTCACCCGCGAGGTCACGCTGGACGCCACGCTGGCGACCGCGTTGAACGCCGTCGAGGCGGCCGTCGAGATCGCGCGCCACACCCTCAGAGCCGTGGACCGCACCAGGTTGACGTGCCCCACGACAACGGAGGCGGCAGCGCCGACCACAGCCCGGATCGCACCCCACGCCGCAGATGCGGCCGACGAGATGAGTCTCCAGGCGGTCGTCGCCACCAGGCGGTAGGCGTTCACGTACGCGGTCACCGCGGAGACGACGACCGACACCACGGTCTGCACGACGCTCCATGCCTGCGTCGCTGCCTCGGAGATCGCCGACCAGGTGGTGAGGACCACGGTCTTGACCACGGCGAAGGCGGCGTTGACCACGTTCCGGAACGTCTCGCTGCGCTGGTAGGCCACGACCAGGCCGGCGGCCAGGGCGACGATGCCGAGCACGATCAGGCCGACCGGGTTGGCGGCGAGCACCACGTTCAGGACGGCCTGGATGGCGGCCCAGGCCGCCGTCGCGGCGCGGACCGTTGCCATGACGCCGGAGTAGATCTGCATCGACACCACGACGGCGCCGACGCTGGCGGCGAACGCCTGGAAGGCCGGGTTCGACAGCACGGTGAACAGGCCGGACAGAGCAGTCGAGACCGCCGGGAGCGCGGACCGGAGGACGCCGAAGCCCTGCTGGGCCACCTGAGCCACCACCGGTGCCCAGCGCTGGAACGCCGGCACTGCGGTGGAGGTGATCCAGGCGGTCACGGCCTCTCCCGCGACCAGCAGCCCGTCCATCACTGGCAAGAGCAGCTGGCCGATCGTCGCCGAGATGTTCTCCATGCGGGCGGCAAGGATTTTCTGCTTGTTGGCGGCGCCCTCGCTCGTCTTGGCGAAGTCCCCGACCGCTCGGGCGCCGTCCTTGTTCAGGATCGCCAGGACGGCTGTCGCCTTCTCGGCGGAGGTCAGCTCCTTGGTCGACTTCTTGTGGGTGGCGGCGAGCGCTTCCTGCTCCACGCGGGCGGCGTTGATGTTGGGAACGAGGGCTTGGAGAGAGTCGTACTCGCCTCGGAAGGCGGCCGATATTCGCTGAGTGACGTCCTCGGTCGGGAGGTTGTTGAACGAGCCGAAGTCGGCGGCGAGGCCGACCACCGAGGTGGACATTTTCGTGGCGGCCTGCTGCGTGAAGCCGATCTGCGAGAACATGTCCCCGAAGCCGCTGGCGGCCTCCAGGGCCGCGCCCTTCGACAGGCCCGTGCTCGTGGCTGCGCCGTCCGCCCACTTCTTGATCGTGGCAGCATTCTTGCCGAAAATGATGTCGGTCTTGTTGACGGTCTCGTTGAGGTCTGAGGCGTCCTTGACCGCCTTGACGGCGAAGGCACCGACGGCCACCCCGGCAGCAATCGCACCACCCGCGAGGGCGGTCTTCATCACACTGCCCACGCGACTGAACTTGGCGCCCATCGCAGTCGCACTGTCGGCGGTGGCGTTCAGCTCCGCACGGGCCTTTGCCGCGTTCGCGACAACGGATATTCTCACCGGGCCGGCCATGTCCTCACCTCCTCATTTTCTTAGCCATCTCCACGAACGCCTTGCGTTCTCTCAGGGTCGACGCCTCGTAGACCGAGGGCGACTGTCCGGTGAGTAGACACCAGGCCGCCATGTCCTCGGCGCGCTGCGTCAGGAAGCTTTTCCCGGCTCTTCCACCGTCATTCCGTCGACCTCCGGCTCGGGAGCGAAGTAGTCGTTGGCGTCCTTCAACGTGATCGAGAACGTCTGGGCCCAGGAGCAACTCGGGTCCTTCCGGCGCCTCAGTACGTGCAGCACTCCGAACGTGAGCTTCATGCCAGACAGTGCGTCGAAATTGGTCTGAAACTGATTCTCGATGTCGAACGTCTCCTGGCCGGTCAGCGATTCGATCGCCTCGGTCAGTCGAACCTTCGTGGTCTCTTCGGTGGTGGTCATGCCAGTCCCGCCTTTCTGATTGCTTCGGTGATTCCCTGGTCGATCATGTGGACCCAGCGCTCGTTCTCTGCGTCCGCGCGTTGCATGAACCGCTGGCCCTTGATGTTCCGGTCCGGCCAGCCGTAGTTGATGGCGCCGGCATAGGGGACCGAGGCGCGCCCGGCCGTGACGACGGCCTTGTTCTTCGCCCGATTCCCCCTGAGCGAGGCGAGCAGACGACCCGACTTCACCGGCACGCCCGGCCGAATCACTTCCGCCGCGGCTTGGGCGATCTCGGAGAAGGTGTCCTTCAGGTCGTCGATGTTGATGCCCAGGGACGACAGGTCACGAACGAGCTTGTTGAGCCCATCGACCCGGATCGAGCCGCCGCCCCCGGGCATCGGATTAGACCGTGACCTTGGTGGGCTTCTCCGCCAGCTTCCACTCCACCGCGACGGTGAAGCGGGCGGTGGTGGAGTTGTCTGCCTCGCCACCGAGGAAGTCGCCGTCCGGCTCGGAGATGGTCGCCACCGCAGTGAAGTGGGGCTGGGAGACCGAGGGCGAGGCGTTGCCGTAGGGCTTGATGACCACAGGCACGTCGGTACCGGTAGCGGTCCAGACCTTCGACCAGAGCGACGCCGAGGTGGCGTCCTGGACGAACTCCAGCTCCAGCGTGTAGGCCCGCGATCCGCCGGCGGCGGCGTCCGCGAAGGTGAGGAAGTCCGAGTCCGCGTCGGCCGACTTGACGATGGCCTTGCTGACTTCGGCGGTGTAGTCGACGGCGTCGATGGTGAGTGTGAGCTTGCGAGTGCCGATGCCTGCCATGATTTACTCCTCTTCCCGTGATCCTGCGATCACGACGACGGCCAGCGCTGGGCCGGACTCGAACTGAAGGAACCTTGGCGTCACAGTCGTGATCGCCAATTCCGGCGCGAGCGCGGCGCGCAGTGCCGGGAGCTTGCTGTCGAGCAGTCGTTCGGCCGTGGCGATATCGCTGTGCAGAACGACGTAGATTTCCCAGCGGACGATGCCGCCGAACTTGTTCGGGTAGCTGATGTCCGAGACCAGGGGCCATGCGTCCCCGGAGCGGTAGCCGCCGTCCGGGGGGTAGGCAAACGCTGTGACGCCGTCCACCGTGTTGAGTGCGGCGGCGAATGCTTCGCGGTCGGTCTGCAAGCTCATCCGACGACCAGCTTCCGGTGCGGGCTTTCCATTCGGCGGACCTCGGGGTCCTGCGAGCCGAGCCGCGCCGGCGCCCCGCCCTCGGCGATGCCGAGGATGCCGGTGGGGATGGCCCGCCGCGCGAGGTTGACCGCCACGCGGCGGAACAGCGCCTCGCGAAGGTCAGCGGGGTACTCGTCGGGGATGCGGCACACCGCAGCCTGAGCGGCGGCCTCCGCATCGAAGACCGGCTCCAGGGGGTCGAACGGGCCGGTGACCGGGTAGCGGATGGCCCCGTCGCCGAGGTACTCGCGGAGCTCGTCGGCGTACTCGTCGAAGATCTGGCTCATCGTGCTCACCTCCGGTGGTCAGCGGGTGGGTGCTCTCCCGGCCCGGTAGAAGGGGGGCCGAGCCGGGAGAGCGGCTTGTGGGCGTCAGGCCGTCGGGTCGTACAGCACCTCGCGGACCCCGGTGAGGTCCGTGATGGCGGTGGCGACGTAGGCGATTCCGGCCAATTCGACGGTCGCGACCTGGTAGTCGAACTCGAACTTGCGCAGCGGGGTGGCCCAGCCGTGCACGTCCGAGCGGTCGAAGAGGTACGAACTCGCCGCGACGGTTCCGGTGGCCGCGAGGGCCCATGCCGGGATGGCCTGGATGCCGGCCACATTGACCGAGGACAGGTACTCGGCGGTCGAGCCGTTCGAGTTCACCGGGGAAAGGATCGGGAACAGGTGCCGGCCGTTCGCGTCCACGGCCCCGACCAGCGCGCGGTACAGGTCGACCTGGACCGCGAAATCGCGCATCCGCAGGCCGCCGCGCACGTAGTGCAGGGCGGCGAGGGCGGCGGTGAGGTCAGCGTCGAGGACGTCGTCCGCGCCACCGGCGGTCAGGGTGATCTGCGTCGGGGAGACGGAGTCCAGCAGGGCGACGGCCTTGGCCTCCAGGGCCTCCTGGTAGGCGCGCTGTATCTTGGAGAAGATCAGGCCGGAGAGCTGCGGGTTACCGCCCTGGTCGATGACCTCACGGGTCAGGGTCACCTTGCCCGACACAGCGGACGGGGTGATCGTTTGGGCCGTCGCGGCGAAGCTCCCACTGGTGGGCTCCACGCCCTCGGTGTGGTCACCGATCAGGCCGGAAGCGCTGGAGAACTTCGGGATCACGAACGGGGTCGAGTTCGCCAGGCTGCCAGACTGGATCGCGTCCCAGACCGGGGTGGCGACGTACGCCTTCTGGTCGACGTACATGTCGGGGCGCTGGCCGTTCGGGTTGAGCGTGGCGGCGTTGGACTTCGTCACCGCGAAGGTGGCGAGGAACTTGTCCAGGCGCTGACCGGCCTCGGCGTCGTGGTCGCGAAGCGAGGCGAAGATGTCGGACGAGAAGTCGTGCTTCCCGCCGATGCCGTCGAAGCGGTAGACCGGCTCCTCGGTGACGGTGGCGACCGGCACGAGACCGGGCTTGGGGGCGGCCTTCTCCATCGCGGAGAATCCCGCGGTGATGGCGTCGGTGATGGCCGTCACGTTCGGGCCAGCAGCCGGAGTGATGTCGTCAGGCATGTCGATTTCCTTCCCGGCGGCTGAAAGCCGTACCGTGGTGAGGCGTGCATCGGAAAAAGCGGGAACAGTAACGCTGGAAACCTCACAGAGGGAGCCGCGGAGCACGTCGAGCACACCGCTGACATCCTGCTCGATATCGGCCGAGCCGAACGCGACGCCGGCCGACAACCCGCCGCGCACCTTCGAGGCGGCGAGCGTGAGGAACTCGTCACCGGCGGCGGTCCGCGGGACGCTGAACGTCGCCGTGATTCCGGTGTCGGTGACGGAGAAGCTCTGCGCGACCCCGACCGGCTTGGTGATGTCGTGGTCGAGTAGCAGCGGCACACGGGAGGCGTCCGCCGGGATGCTCACGGAGTCCTTGGAGAACCGCCACTGCCGGCCTTGGGAGTTGCCGACCACGTTGAACGGGATGACGACGCCGCTCACGGTCCGGGCGTTCGAGTCGACCGAGAAGGTGGCGTCGGCCGCGCCGTCGAACGTGACATCAGCCATTCGAGGCTCCAGAGGTAGGCGTGGCGGGGGGTTCGGTGGTGAGCGCGGGCCGGCCTTCGAGCTCGC